TGACTTCTGGAAAAATTGTCAAGCTGAAACTTCCTGCACCTATTAATCCGACACTAGACAAGAAGGGTTACACCGCAGCTGGTCCTTCAAACGAAGAGGATCTGATGCTATCAGGTAAATATCTCGTGACAGCAGTACAGCATAACTTTGGGGACGAGCACACCGTTGAATTCCGGGTTAAGCGTGATTCTGCACCCAGTGACATCTTTTCATAATGACGCCTGAAGTACATAATCAGTTCATCGGTGGCAACTTCATGGTATGGTTTACCGGGGTTGTCGAAGACATCATGGACCCGATGCAGATGGGTCGGGTACGTGTTCGGTGCATTGGTTATCATACTGCAGACAAGTCTGAGATCCCAACCGAATCTCTCCCCTGGGCCATGGTCATGATGCCAGTGACATCGGCGTCAATGAGTACAGTTGGTCAGTCGGCAACAGGTATTCTTGCGGGTAGTTGGGTGATTGGATTCTTCCGAGATGGTCAATCGGCACAAGACCCCATCGTGATGGGTACGATACCTTCTGCGACTCCGAGAGGAGATTACACCAAGGGCTTCAGCAGCAGTCCGCTTTATCCGGGTGAAAACGATATGCCGAGAGAGGCAAGAGCAGAGTTCATGAATTCTCCGGCATATGTGGCCAGATATGACCAGAGGATAGAAAAGATTGAAAAGGCGGTCCCACCTAAGGTCAGCAGTGTTGCTACGGATGAACCGGATGCATATTATACCAGAGGTACGTGGGATACTGTGAATGTGCATGAGGAGGTCATGCCCGAGTACACTGCTAATCACGTGATCCGCACTGCAGGTGGTCACGTCAGAGAGATGGACGATTCTCAGGGCTATCGCAGATTGCTCGAACAGCATGCTTCCGGAACGTACACCGAGGTTATCAACTCTGGTACCAAGACAACATACGTCGTCAACGATAATTACACTGTGGTTCTAGGGAGCGACAACGTGTACATCAAGGGGGCCTGCAGTATTACGATCGACGGAGATCTCCGCCAACTCGTGAAAGGCAACTACCACCTAGAGGTCGAAGGTAACAAGACCGAGTACATCAAGGGATCCCGCCAGTGCAAGATCGGTCAGTCTGACCAGGGAGAAATCGGTAAAGATTCTGCATTCAATATCACTGGAAATAAGATCGAGCGTGTCGCCGGAGATACCACCATTTTGCGTGATGGGAATCGGATCATTACTGTGGGTAAAGATTCCAACGTCACAGTCATGGGTAATGATAACCACTTTGTCATTGAGGACCGCAACGAGTATACTGGCGGAAACCTCAAGATGACTTCGACCGGCCAACTGACAGTCACATCTGGAGCTGCGATGGCACTTGAAACTCCTGCCACCCTTGCCTTTGCGGTTGATGGAAACATGAGTACGACCGTTGGAGGAAACCGCACCGACTCTATCACCGGAAACTCGGACACTAGTGTCTCCGGAAACTCTGGTACTACAGTGTCAGGTAACATGAGCCAGATCACGACCGGAACCATGACGATCAGATCGACTGGAATCGGTACTGTACGTAGTCTGGCAAGACTCAACGTTCAGGGCGCTCCGCTCAGCCTCGGATAAGAAAGGACTATACCATGCTCTGTGGAAAAAACCCAGCACTCGAAGCCGTCAAAGAAGCTCAGGACGGGCTAAAGTCCGCCTTGGCTGGAGGAAAGTCCGCGCTAGCTTCAGTCACTTCAAAGGTGACAGCCTTGAAGGACAAAATCAACGGGATGATTCCCAAGCTACCATCGCTAGATTCATTTCAGGCAGAATTGGCCGGATTGGTAGGTGCTACTCCAGATAAGATCGCAGCGTTCAAGGCAAAATGGGACGGAAAGGTTGCAGATCTGAATAACCTGGTCGCGAAAGCCACGAGCGGTATCTCTGGCGCGCTGGATTTCTGCAAAGACGTGCCGAATGTCAAGATGGATCCGGCAACAGGGGAAACTGCCGAGGAAGCAAAGGAGGCACAGACGCCAAACGAGAATCCAGCCGAGGTTGAAAAGGTAGAACCGACGGTTAAGTCGTACGAGAGCGAACCTTCATCCGGACTTTCTCCCGCTACGTTGGATGACTACAAAGAGTACGTAAGAAAAGTGACGTACGCCGTTAACGTGCAAGTATTTTATCCTATACAGAAGGAAATGGACAACACGACTAAGAGGGGTAACGCTCTACTTAAGCAATATAGATCTTTTACTGGAAAAATTGTAGACGCTTCGCAGCCGGCGGAAAAGACACTAGAAGACGGGATCATCACACAGTCGGAGTATGATACGTGGACTCGCGAAATAGCACCAGTTCTTTACACCCTGAAAGGACTACAGGGTTATTCTACCAAAATGCAGAAACATGATTTGGCAAGGAAGAGGTATATTGCCGATGACTTATCGGCGGAAGAACTTGCGGAACTCGATGAAATAGAAGAAGAGAACTTTAACAAGTGGGCTGTTGAACGTGCTTCCAAAGGAGAGCTACCATCTGCCACACAATTCGGCGCCATAAGCATTAACTTTTCTGCAGACCATGCCAAGATAGACGCGATTCTAGATGCAAATAGGGATTTGGTCAGGAGAGTAGTGCTTGGCATGCTCAATCAGCCGAGTTGAATTGCGCTGAAATAGCTTATAAATAGAGCCCAATGCCTTCGATTGTCACAGGATATATCGGTCTCTCGGACAAGAACAATCCCCTGTCTAAGTCGGAGGTGGTGTCAAAGCGGAAACCGTACGCTGATCTGGACCTAAATCTGGAGATCGACGAGAGCGGAGACATCCAGCCTCTGTTAGACCTGGATGCCGTCAAGGCCTCGGTGCGTAATCTAGTTGTCACCAGTTTCGGCGAAAGGCCATTCCAGCCTAACATCGGATCGAATGTACGTGGATTCCTCTTTGAACCAGCTGACGTCTTTACGATCTTTGGTCTAAAACAGACCATCCAGGACGTTCTGTTGAGGTACGAACCGCGTGTCACAGACATCATTGTCCAGATCAAGAACAACTCGGACTATAACCGGTACGACGTGACCCTTACATTCCGTGTCATCACCTTCAACGAAGTCGTCGATCTGGATCTGTACCTGAGCCGGACCAGATAACGTTATCCATTTACACATCCGACCATGGCCCAATTTAATGTCACCGAGCTAGATTTCCAGAAGATCAAGGACTCGATCGTTGATCACTTCCGTTCTCAGTCGAAGTACAATGACTGGGATTTTGATGGTTCTGGTCTGTCTACCCTGCTGGACATCCTGGCGTACAATACTCACTACAATGCCATGGTGGCGCACGCCAGCCTCAATGAGTCATTCTTGGACTCTGCTCAGATTCGTGGTAATGTGGTCTCTCATGCCAAGCTTCTGGGTTACATCCCACGTTCAACTCGTGCCGCTGTTGCCAAGCTGAATGTCGTTGCGACAGGATCATCGTCTACACCATCCATTGCCACACTGGAACGTGGCACCCGCTTCAAGACCACACTGAACAACAACCCGTACAACTTTGTTGTCCTCAACTCAGTTGATGCCTCGAAGAACACGGCGGGCAACACGTACACGTATAGTAACATCCCGGTCTATCAAGGTACACTCAAAAGAATGCTGTACCTCGTGGATAATAGCATTCAGAACCAGAAGTTCGTCATTCCAGAGACTAACGTAGATACCACGACACTCCGCGTCCGAGTCAAAGCAAATCAGGATTCCGACGAGTACACCATCTACACTCAGTTCACGACTCTGGCCGGCATCAATGCTGACACTGCGGTTTACTTCTCTCAGGAGAATGCGTCAGGCAACTACGAGGTATACTTCGGAGACGGTATCCTGGGCAAAAAGCCAACCACGAATAACGTAGTCGAGATCGAGTACCTGTACACTGATGGAGCTGAAGCAAACGGATCACGCGTCTTCAGTGCTCTGGACACGATCGATGGGATCACGACTGCCGGTATCACTGTCACCACAGTCTCGGCGTCAGCCGGCGGTGACGAGCGCGAGTCGATCGAGTCAGTTCGATACAACGCCCCGTTCACGTATCTGTCGCAGAATCGCGCCGTCACTGCAGACGACTACCGTTCGATCATCCTCAAAGAATTCGGTGGAATCGATGCGGTCTCCGTGTGGGGTGGAGAGAACAACACCGAACCTGACTTCGGCAAGGTGTACATCTCCATCAAGCCTTCGAATGCAGCCGCCCTGACGACCAACGAGAAGGATACTATCATCGCGGCGCTCAAGGCCAAGAACATCGTTTCGATCACTCCGATCATCGTTGATCCGGAGTACACGTACATCACGCTCGATACTTTCTTCAAGTACAATCCGAACCTCACGGACCGTACGAAGGCAGAGCTGGAGTCTCTCATCAGAACTCGGATCGGAACATACGCCGAGACGTATCTCCAGAGATTTGACGGCGTCTTCCGTTATTCCAAACTCCTGTCTGATATCGACTCTTCGGATCCGGCGATTCTCAATTCGGTCGCTCGTGTGACGATGCACAAGTCCGTGACACCTCGTGCTTCCGGTACGAACTATTGGGATATCACATACAGCTCTCCCATCTATATCACTAACTCAACTGAGCCGGTCATGTCGTCAAGCACGTTCCTCATCGGTGGAGTAGATCACTTTCTCCAGGACGTTCCGAAGGAGAACTCATTCGATCGGACAATCTATCTGTACAGGACTGTTGGAGGAGCTGATACTAGGCTGAATGCAGTCGGTACGGTGTACGCCTCTGCTGGACGGATCGTCGTTAATGGTGTTCAGCCAGATACCACTGCTCCGGTCCGCATCGATGCCACTCCGAACTCGTTCGACCTGGCGCCAAAAAGAAACCAGTTGCTGGACATCGACCTGGTCACGACCACAGTCACTGGAGAGATCGACACGATCGCCTTGGCCGGATCGTCTGGCGCGATCAACTACACGACCACCTCCCGTCACGAATAATTGACCACGGCCCATGCCACACCAGATCGAGCTCATCGCTAGCACTCGTAAGAAGACGAAGGAGTCGGTCCGCGTCGACTCCCTTGTTCCTTCTGAGCTCCGGATCAAGGCGGAGAAGCTGATCAGTTTCCTAGAGGATTACTACACTCACATCAACGAGAGTGGCCAAGCGAGCTACGAGATCAACAGCCTCCGTGAGGCCAGGGACATCGACGTTACTGCCTCGAAGTACATCGACCTGCTTCAGAAGGAAATCGCGACGGTCATCCCAAAGAGTCTACTGGCCGATCGAATCACCCTCTACAAGAATCTAGTCCGGTACTACAACATCCGCGGATCCGAGGAGTCCATCGAACTGTTCTTCAAGATCCTCTTTCAGGATAACGCTGAGGTGTACTTTCCTAGAAAGGACATGCTCATCGCCTCTGATGGAGTATGGCTAGGAAACATCCAGGTTCCAAGGTTCGTTGCGGCTCCGACACTGAAAGTGTACGGCAACGGAGTTGGCGCCACCGCGACTCTGACTGTCACTGGCGGAGTGATCACTGCAGTAACCGTAACCAATTCTGGATCTGGATACACCGCCACAGCAACATCTGAGGTATTCGGCACCGGTACAGGAGCTTCGATCCGACCGAACATCACTCGCACTGGAGCAAACGCTGGAAAGATCGAGAGCTACGAGATCCTGAATGGTGGAACTGGATTTAC